TTGTGTAGGACGGCGTGGCGGTGCCAATGCCAAGCCGGTTGTTGGTGTCATCCCAAAACAGTTGCGCGTTGTCTTGGGAATACACGCCAGACGCGCCAGCAAACACCACTGAGCCGGGGGTTAATGCAGTGGCGGTGCCGGTGCCGCCGTTGGCGACCGCCAGCGTGCCGGCCAATGTCACTGCGCCGGTGGTGGCCGTTGAAGGTGTAAAGCCTGTAGTGCCCGCGCTGAACGAAGTAACCGCAACGCTGGACAGCGTTGTCCAGGTTGGTGTTCCAGCAGCAGCAGAAGTCAAAAACTGACCACTAGTGCCTGCTGGCGTGAAAGCAACCGCAGACCCTGTGCCATAACCGACGCCACCCGCCGTAGGCAAGCCATTCAGGTTGTACGATGCAATCGTTCCAAGTTGAGGTGCGGCAGGTTCAGTATCAAACTGATTCTGAAGGTTGATCGTTGCTTGTTCATACTGAGCGATCATTGACGCGAGTTGGGCTTGGTCATACACGATACCAAGCTGCCCGAGCACTGCTTCTGCTTGGTCTGACATGGCCGCAAGCTGCGCGTTGTCGCTGACCTGTGCAATCTGGCCGGACAAGTCATAAACAGGTGGGCCAATCTGCAAATCAGACAGCGAAGTGTCGTTAGCCCCGCCACCTGTCAGATTGAACAGGTTTAAGAAAAACCGATACCATTCCCGCGCCATAAGGCCAGTGCGCGGGTCAATAAAATCAACCCGAGGCGCTGGGATGTTGGTGATATTGATTGGACTAGGCATTGGTTGGCGACAAGTGGAGTTCAGCGCCCATAATAGCGATCTTTACCGGGTCAGTGCCGGAGACTTCATACACCCGGTCGCGCAGTTTCATGGTCATACCCAGCCTGCGCCAGAGTACGCGCCGCCCAAACTCACCAATCTTGCCCATGCTGCGCCAATGCTCGTTTGACCATGTATGGCCGGCATCATCCGACCAGCGAAGCATGACTTGCGGGTCTGTGCCCTGAACCGTGGAGACCGACACCAGAATCGTTGTGCCGCTTTCAGCCAGCAAAGCCAGTCCAGATTCAGTGTTGAGCGAGTTCAACAGGGTAGAAACGTCATTGCCATCCAGCCCAACGCCCGATTCACAATCGAGCTGAAGGCTGTGATGGGCCATACGATTCAAATTGTTCTGGCCGGTTGGCAACGCACGCCACGACCGCAACCACTTCTGAATGTCGCCGTTGTCGGAGTACGTGGTGAGGTCAAAGGCATAGATGTTGCCGTTAGCGTAGTCGCCCACGACAATTTCACCGCCAAAGTTCATCTGGCAGTTGCTACGGTGGCGAGTAAATTGGCCGTTGCTGAACCCGGCGCGCTCGTGCCAAGCCTGTGTGGATACGTCATACACCCACGTCTTGCCCGCCGTGGGGAAACTCAATACATAGAAAGCGTGGCCATCTTGCTGGTAGGTGTAGGCAATCGCATCGGAGATGGTGTCGTACTCTTGGATAGCGTACTCAATCGCGTGCGTGCTGACGCGCTGCCCGGTGTAGCCATTGGCGCGATAAACGATGCCACTACCGCGAGCGTCAGAACCTAGCCAGAAGATGCCATTGTCCAGCTTGGCTACCGAGTAAGCGGCGGCACAGCCGATCTCGTTAAACGCGCCTTGGATGCGCGCCAAGGGGAAATCAGCATTACCTGCGTCGTACCAGACCTCCACCGAATTTGTGCCAAACAGCCACGCTTCGCGGTGGTCAATGATCAGTGAAACAAGTCCATCTGGCGACCCTTCCGCGCTGGCAAAATCCAGCGGATCAACTTGAGTACCTTCAAGCAGACTTGTAACCCAAACTTTTTGACTGTTAGGCTCATTGAATACAAAGTATCCATCTAAATACCCCACTGTAACCGCACCCGGAAAATCGGGGTCAGTGATCTGTTGAAAAACAAACGTGGAAGAATTGTAGATGTAACTTGGGCCGTTGCAAGCAATGAACAACTGATTGCCATTGTCCGACATGGACACTGGCCCAGAGCCGGACACGGTGCCGAGCAACGTAACCGCCCAGCTAGAGCTAATCCGGTAAAGATTGGTGCCGCTGACGGCGTAGCCGTAGCCGCCGTACTGCCACAAGCCACGGACAGGGCCATCCCCTACGCTGGCGAGCAAACGCAGCCCCGGCGCGCGCATAAAGAAGGCAGGCTCTTTGCCGCCTTCCGGCACCATCTCCGGGAACATATTAACGAGCCGGTTTAGCGACTCGTTAAGAGATCGGGCAACATATGACTGTCCGAGGATGGGTGATTTCATGCTGGCATCCTAGTAATTAGCGTGTTAGCATTCATGCTCGTTACTGGAAGATTGCCATGACATTGACCGTTGAACATCTTAAAAACGCGCTTATTTATGACCCTGACACGGGAAAATTTGTGTGGAATACGCGCCCAAGCAGAGCCGTCAAAGCGGGCGACGTTGCCGGGTGCGTAGAAAAACGCATTGGCTATGTCACCATAGGAATTAAAGGTCGTATTTACAAAGCGCATCGCTTGGCGTGGTTGTATGTGTACGGTCAATGGCCTAAGGGTCTTATCGATCATATCAACGGCGATAAAGCTGACAATCGAATTGCCAATCTGCGAGATGTATTTGCGGACGGCAATTCTCAGAACGTTCGCAAGCCCAACAGCAGAAACAAGTCCGGTTTTATGGGCGTCATTTGGTTTCAGAACAAATGGCGAGCCAGTATGTCCGTTAACGGAAAGTCCAAATGGCTGGGCGACTACAATACGCCTGAAGAAGCGCATCAAGTCTATCTTGAAGCAAAGCGTAAATATCATGCCGCTTGCACCATTTAGTAGTTAAAAATTCCCCGCGTACACGTTGAAACGCTGGCGAGTAGCCACCAGCGAATACGGCAGGCTCATAATGTCGTCAGGATTGTTGATTCGCTTGATGTTGCGTTTGGCTGACATAGCAATCCGTTTGACTTGCTGAGAAGGCTCAACGCCAAACTCAGCCGCGATTTCACACGCCAAGTTGTAGCGGAAAGCGCGCAGATAGCCGGGGGGAAATGCAAGATCAGTCGCCAGCGTTGCAGGTTGCGAAAGAGGCTCAACCGAAACGAAGTGCCATTCCAGCGAACGCGTAGGTTTCGGGTAGATGAACATCGAAACGTCGGGGTACGTTTCATTCACAAAGATAACTTGCGGATACGTGGAAGTAACCGTTTTGACGGCGATGCCGTTATATTGCTGCTGATTGATGAACTTAATGCCGAACGACACGTTAGTGCTAGGGTCGCGGTAGTAAGTAGCGTCATCCAACGTAACCGGACGATTACCTACAAAGTTTCCCGTCGGGCCTAGTGTTCGCGTTATCTCATCAACAGGCCAAGTGAATACTTGATCCTGAGTGCTAAACACTGAAAGTCGTTCAATGTTCCACGAATCAATCATTTGATTCATAGCGAACAAAGCGTCGGCAGAAGTCTCAGCAGAGGGCGTTTCGCCTTCAGCCAACACGCCGATCAACCGCATTGCGCCCTTAATCAAGTCACCAGCAGTTGCCATCAGGCTCCCCTTTTAAGCTGCAATCTTTGGCGGTCGTCCTCGCCGTTTTACTTCAAGTTCATTGACTGGCGCGGATTCCGAGACAGGTTCCTCGGGATTATAGCGCACCCAGCCATGTGATTCATCATACTCAGCCTCAAGTTCCATAGTAGCGACCTTGGTGCCGTGACGTTCGTGTTTGAGATAGATATTCATAGGATAAAACGGGGCCGAAGCCCCGCCTATTAGCTCGCGCCGTGAAGGACGGCGTAGTTAATAATTACAGCTTCAAGCAATGCACCAGCGGTAAGATTTCGCAGAGTAACAACTGCGGAACCCGTAGCCAAACTTGAAATATAAACAGTGTAAGCGGCAGCAGTTGCGCCGCCTGAGATACAAACAATGATCGTATCATTGGCTGAAATCGAGGTGTTATTCAGCGTAAATGACACTGCGGTATTGCCTGCAAGACTCGCGCCGTTCATGGTAATACGGCCGGAGGACTTGTTCAGCGCCACTGCGGTAGTTTTGTCTGTAAGCTGAGTAACCGTACCTTGAGCCGCCGCGCTGTACCCAAGTTCCTCACTTGCATAGCAAGTGGTGAATTCGGGATCGCTATAGGCAACGCCTACTGCTTTTGTATTAGGCATGACAATCCTTTCAAAAACGGGGGCCGAAGCCCCCATTTAGCTTTAGGCGATTTTGTACGCTACATAGGCGCCGTCCGCAGTTTTGCGGAAACGGAACAGGGCGCTAGTAGTAGCAGCCAGCGAAATAACAGCGTTGCCGCCGTTGGTCACGCCGGTGCTGAGCGCAAACGCCGCAGTAAAAGTAGCCGCAGCCGCATTCACCAGCGCCAGATCAAACGTGCTGCCAACGCGGGCGTTGGGGATAGCAGCGTCAATCAGAACGGCAGTGGGGAGCGTCAGGGTCGCGTTGGCAGTCGGTGTTGCCACCAGCACGCCATTGACAATTTGAGCAGCCGTCAGAGTTGCCGTGTCAGTAGCGGTTTGCGGAGCTGCGGCAGCGCCAAGAATAGTCTCGTTGTTATTGCCCGCGCCGACTTGATAACCACCTGCACCATTAGGAATAGCCATGATTTAATCCTTTCAATCGTTGAGAACCCCCGGCGAACCGGGGGGTTGCAAACTTAGCCCCAGATACGGCAAGCCATTTGCGGACGAATTGCGCTGTAGCCGTAGAGCACGTCGATACGGCAAGGCATACGGTCGTTGTTGATGTCGTACTGACGCACGATACGCAACGAGATGCCGTTATGCACAGCACGCGAAGCCATATCCACGCCCTGCGGCAGGAGAAGGTCGGCGGTGGCAAACGTGATCGCGTCTTTGTGATACACAAGGTTTTGAGCGTATTGAGTAGAAGCGGAACCAACAAAGGTCACAGTTCCACCAGTTGCGGGCAGCACGTCCACAGTGGCCAGCGCGTGAGCAGCCGAGTACATAGGCGCAACAGTCACAGTCCAAGTACCGGACGAAGCGGTGACATCAGCCAAAGCAACGAACTGAAACAGTGAGCCAGTGGTTTCACGGGTCTGCGGGTTAACAGCATTGCAACCACTGACTGTAAACACGTCACCAGCTTTGATGGTCGTAGAAACAGAACCTTGCTCCAACAGAATGGAAGAAGCACCTTCGGCAGTGACGCCGGGGGTCTTAACCAGTGTGGATGCAGTGGCGCTACGCGAACCAGTGGTGTGCTGTTTGATTGACTGAGACATGTTGATCTCGTCAAAACCCAACACGCCAGTGCCCATCATGCCATTCTTGAATTGCTTCGAAATGGTGTCGGTGGGGTTGAACAGACCCTTCATGCCTTCCACGAGGCCAGCGTTAGCCGCCGGATTCACGGTGGCGTAACGGGGCGACATAACAGCGGCGTTCTCGTTCAGCTTCTGTTGGGCTTGGAGCAGCACCAGCGAAGTCGAAGGAGTCGTGCCAGGCGTGCCAACAGTGTTGCCGATGTACTTGTAGGCATTGGCCACGTCAGCGTCAATCGAAGAGGCCAGTTGGCTGATACGCGGCTTCAGCACACGTTCTGCAAAGTCATCCAACTGCATTGTCAGTTCAGCAGAGGTGAAGTTAATGCCGATATGCTTCTGGTTCGCCACGGACAAGGTGGTGAATTGCTCGTTGTCGTCCTGAGTTTGCAGGGCGGCACCGTCAGTTACCAGTGCGCGGTCGGGCAGACGGATACGCAGTGTGGAGCCAATTTTGGCACCTTCAACGGCGAACGAGTCGTCGTACTGGCGATTCACGTTGCGGGTGAGCACAAGGTTGTTTTCGAGAATCTCAAGCGCTTTGCGCGTGATCATGTCGATGGTTAAGATGCTATTTGCCATGATGATTCCTTAAAAGAAGTTAGCGGTTACGTTGCGCTTCCAGCTTCCGAATTTGCCGGTTACGTTCTGCTTCGATCCATTCCGACGCGCTCATGGTTTTGGTTGAGCGGGGGTCAGTCGTATCGTATGCAGTTCCGCCAGTAGAGCGGGCAGTAACCGGTGCAATCGGTGCCGGGGCACTAGTCGTTTTCTTTGTGACCGGTTCAGAAGCCAACTTAGCTTCGATCCGACCAATTTCTTTGGCTTGTACGAGGGGCGACAAACGAGAGATGCGGTCAGCCTCTTTCGGGTTAGAGCCAAGGTAATACGCTAGGTCTGGCCCTGCATCGGAAGATTGAATTGCCTCTGCCATCGCGTTGGTGATCCGCAGATTGGGGTTGTATGCGACTTGCTCGAAGTCCTCATATTTGTCCCTAGCCTGCTCTTCACGCTCTTGATAAGCACTCAGCACTTCTTGCTGTTGCCGTTGAACTTCCCGCTGCTGGAGTCGTTCTTCTGCCTTACGGTCTGCCAATGCTTCGGCATACGCTTCAACAGATTCAAACTGATCCACGGGCGGTAAATCCGCTGGCACACTACGATGCGCTTGTTGCTGCACTCGCTGTGCTTGTTCCCGTTCCCACTTGCGCTGTTCTCTTGCAAGCCTCTTACCGATAGCCGCGTCCAGTTCTTCCTGTGTGAAAGTCTTGGATACTGTTTCGGTAACTTCCGGCGTCGAAACTTCGGGTTCAGGTGAGGCCGTCTCAACCTGTTCCGGCGCGGGCACTTCCGCTAATACTTCTTCAGTCATGGTTGATTCCTGTGGAATCCCTGATCTACCGGACCAGTACGGTTTTTAGTTTAATACTATTCCTAGACTACTGCACCAGTAGCATCAACCCAAGCGGTTCCATTCCACCAAATAGGTTTTCCATCGGCATCAAGGGTTGTGTCCAAATAGATTGCGCCGTAGTCGTTTGCACCCGGCGTCGGTCTTTGCGCTGTAGTCCCTTTTCCAGCACCGCCAATCAATTTGAACGCAGGGGAAGAGAAGGCTACGGCTGCCCCGCTAACGGTAGCGTCCGCGTCCGAGTCGATGTACAGCTTCGTAGCGTCATAGACATGGACAACGCGCTTAACACCAGACACGCCCGCAATGGTGATATATCCGCCTTCAGGGATGTTTCCGGTGCCGGTTACCGTAACTAACCGGCCACCAGAGGTAACGCCCCCAGTCACGCTGCTTAGTGTCCCTGCCGTCCCGGATGTAATACAGAGTTTACCAAAGTCACTTCTTGTTCCGGAAACGTTTGTGGTTAGATATTGGTCCCCCACCTCAAACGTACCCGCTGTTGGCGCAGCGTTATTCGCTGCCATACGGCCAAATTTATTAGCAAATCTTGTTCTATCCCCAACATCATCACGGCGAACATCTGCCAATTTGATATTTGAGCCGGTTATTACGGCACTGCCTTTTCCAAACTGCAAACCATTGGTATCTAAGCGATAAACTGTTCCGGAAGTAATCGCGTTGGTTTGATAAAGAATATCCCCGATAACGCCGCCGCCTGCGCTTGCTCCAAAGCGAACAATGCTCATGCGATTTCCAGCGCCAACTTGAATAAATCCGGATTGCAGTTTGACGTTGCTAATATCCGCCGTAGCGTTGCAATAGATAAGTTGCGAAGCATTTGTCCGAAAATAAGTACCTTCAGATCGAAAATTCTTGATTGTTACCATTGATGCCAAATTTACGTATATGGCATTTCCGTCATAACAATCGTCTGACTGGCAGTTAATAAACGCAACGTCATCAACATTGTTGACATACCAACCTGCGCCAGCGGTAGCGGTTGGTTCGCCATCGTTCATGCAATCAATCCACGTTTGAGTGGTAGAGCCAACAAGCGCGTCAAAATACCAAGCATACTGTTGGCAAAGATCGCCACGACAGTTTGTAAAGGTGTTATTCCAAAGCGTTCCCGATCCGGCGCTATTCGACTTGAACGCGTTATAGGCGTATCGAACGTAACAATTACGGACAAAATTATTGCTGAATTGTGTCGTCGAGTCGCCAAACAAGAAACCAATTGCATTCGATGTGGCAGGCGCGCCCAAATCGAAATGAATGCCAATGTTTTCAATGTTCAGGCGCGAGCCAATAACTTTAAAAACAGTGATGTTTGACCGAGCTACAAACGGGCCAATTGAACCACTTCCAAGGCCGCTGGCCCACTCACCAACAAACGGACTGTTGATTGTTATAGTAGATGTAATTAAATACTGAAATGCAGGCGTAGGCGCATACAGTGTTTTGGCATTAGCCGAGCAATACGTTGCGGCGGCTTGAATAGCGGCGGTGTCGTCCGTTACTCCGTCGCCTATAGCCCCGAAGTCTTTAACCGATACCATTTGACGCAGTTTGGCTTGAACTGTAGTCGTGACGGCCCCTGTGCCCGTAGGCACGTAGGGCATCGTGGCAAGCGTGGTCTGGACGGTCGCGCCGCTCTGCACGACCGGCACAAGTTCGGAGCCAGTCAGCGGGAGGGTGGCTGATGGGAGTTCGGAGATTTTTGTGCCGGCCATGTGTGTTTACTCGTAAACGACAGTGAATTCGATGGTGTTCGCAGCAACAACGTAGAGACCTTTGCTGAACCACATGCCTGCGGGAAAATCCAAATACTGAGCACCTGCCGTAACCGTAATGGTGTTGGCAATCTTAGGGTCAGAGGTATTGGCCGTTGCGGAGTCATAGACAGCCAGTGTGCCGCTAGTCGTACTAGAGACTTGAATGCCGTACAGTTTGCCCGCGCCGACTTTGACCTGATTGGTTGCTGCAAGTTGCTTATAGAGAGCCATTTTTTACCTCAAGCCAAGAAGCGAAGTTTGTATAGTGTCGAGAGGTAAAGCCCGACAATCTCATCAATGATGTTATGAATAGCGGTGCAGTCCTTATCGACTACCTTGTAACGCACAGACTCAATCTCATCCATTTGGTTCTGCAAGAATTCTACGATATTAGTCGTCTTTTTGGCGGGTTGCAGGGCAATTCCACCAATCAAACCGTATTTGCCCTGATACGCTTCAGCAAACGAGTCCGCAAGTTCAACAATCTCTTCATAAAACGTCTGCAAAGCCATGTGTTTGGCAAAGCTGCGGGTATTCAAATGCACCGAATGGGCCACGTCGCGCCCGAGGAATAGCAGACCGACAAAATCAGCGGCTTTCATTGCATTCCCTCCATCGGTTGCGGGGCTTGCTCAGGCTGCATTGGTTGCGGCTGCTGCCCCATATCTTGCATTTCCTCGCCCGGCAACTCTTGCCCCGGCATCTCAGCCATAAGGTCGCCTGAAGTAATCATGCCATGCACTGTGCCCATAACAATGTCTTGGATTTGTTCGGGCGACATGCTGGCCTGCACTGCGCTGATGCGCTGCGTCTCCGCTTGATATGCTTTGACCTGAGAATCAAACTCTTTGATCTCAATGTCGCGCATTTCCATCGACTTGCTGACGTTTTGCAGCATCTGGTGCAGTTGGTCGAGTTCCTGACCCATCGCCTGCATCTGCTGTTCAGCCGCTTGCAACTCCGGCGGTTTGTCGCCATCGTCCAGCAATTTGGGGTCAATCGTCTTACGCAAACGCGCAGACAGTTCTTCCGCACCCGGCCAATCCATGTTCTTGACGAACAGATCGCCTGCCACCGCCCACAGTTGCGGGCTGCCTTGCAGAATCTGACTCATGGCGTCCATGGCTTCCTGACGCTTGGTCATGTAGCTGGGGCCAGTGGTCACGCACACGTCGTACTTGCCGATGCTGGGGTTGTAGATCTTCTTCAGCACAACGCCGGTCTCATCGACGATTTTCTTAACCGGCTCTTGCTGAGTCGGGTCAATCGAGGCCATATCGGTTGTGCCGTCCATGCCGATGATGCGTGCAATTCGCTGCGTATCGTAGATCTTAGGAATCATATCCACGATCTGACGGGTTACATGACGCACTGCGCGGGCCAGATTATCCACATAATGATAGGTGCCCGTATCGCCTTGTTTCTCACGCGCCAGAATAGCCCGGCCAGAGCGCTCATTGCCCATCATGCCGAGGCTGGCGTCATACTGTCCAGTCGTCGATTTGATGTCCTCAGAAGCGCCCATTTTGGCTTGAATCAAGCCCGTTTGGGCCATCGGCGGCATGGCACGCTGCGGCAGCGGCAAAGTCTGTCCTTGACCGTCTGTAACGTCAGGATTGACCTCCAAATAGGGCCAATTCTGCGTATTCGCCGTTTTCCACTGGTTTTCGTAGCCTTCAAACTGACCACCGTAGCCAATGAACGGCGCTTTGGGGGCCAGTGCCAGCATTTCGGCTTCTTGGCTAACCCAATAGTTGTACATACGTTGCGCGTCCTTGGCGTTACGCACAAGGCCGGACATGTAGATGCGACCATCGACTTCAAATTCGTTACCGACGACCTTTACCACCGGGATGTACTTGCCGGCCCATTCTTGTTCTTCCAGCACTTCGTAGCCGTTGATCTTGCACCATTTGACCTTCTGGCGATCCACCCGGCGCGTTTTGATAGGCTTCACACCCATCGCCTTCATCTGCTTATCTTCAGGCGTACCTTCAAACGCAGTCATACCGTCGCGGTACATGTTCAGCGTGGCAGGCTCGTGGTCGATATAAAAGTATTCGGCAATCCGAATGGTGTTCTCGTTCAGCCACTGGTTGATCGACTGATCGCCCACGCCCATCTGTTGCAGCGTTGTCACCGGTGAGGCATCCGGGAACATGCGCTCGTAGTCGTCTTTGGTGACGTCCTCGGTGATGAAGCACCACTTGGCGTCCGCGCCGCAAGGGTCTTGGATCATCGGGTCCATATAGACCGAAAAGCTGTTCCGCACGCGACCGATCTTAATGTCTTGGTCAAACGTGTTTTCGTCGCAGTATTCCGTCAGGATGCGGACGTATCCTTCGCCATAAGCAACTTGGTTCTCACACGCGGTGTCATAAGCAACATCGGCGTCGGAGATGTACTCAATATGCCGGACGATGCCGTCAAAGATTTCAGCGACTTCAATGTCGGCTTTGTCGTCAGCAGGAATGACTTTTCCCGCAGGGCGGTTCTGGCGCTGGTCATTTGTAACCTGTTTAACGTGCTGTTGCAGCTTGTTGATGGTGAGACAAGGGCGTGCGTTGATCGTCTGCCCTTGAACAGCGCCACGGGTCGCTAGAACGTCTGCGGGCCACTGCCAGTGGTTGTCCGGCGAGCCAGCGAAGAACCGCAGATCGTCCAACTCATCTTCGCGGCTTTCGGAGTACGCCGAAATCGCCAGATTCAGACGGTCGCGGGCGGTCGATAGCAGGTCATCATCACGCTTTGCCATTACTTACCCTTTTTGGGCGCCGCAGCTTTGCGCTGGGCACTATACGCGATGGCAACAGCTTGCTTTTGCGGTTTGCCGTGGGCCATTTCGGTTTTCACGTTTTTGGAAAACGCGGTTTTGCTGGCAGATTTTTTAAGAGGCATTACTTTTTCCCCTTCACGGTTTTTGCAGACTGTTGAAATGCTTTCTTAGTCGGCGCGCCTTCTGCCCCAGGCTTACGCATCTTCTCGCCTGACCCTGCGGCGATGCGTTTTTGTTTAGCGTGGATGTTCGCGTACAGTCCGGGTTTATTTGCCACAGTTCCACCTCTTAAGAGCAGCTTTCGCTCGTTCGCCATCTTTAGCTTGAGCCGCCACGCCGCCCATGCGAGCACAAAAGGACGCTTTGCGCCCCTTGTCTGCTTCAGTTTTGGGTTTTGGTGCAGGCGCTTTTAGGTTTGAGCCAGTCTCGCGGTTGTACTTCTCACGCCCTTTGGCAGTCAAGCCTGCGCCTTGCTTGGTAGGCAACTTTTCGCCCCGCCCAACAGATAAAGACACCGTTTTCTTAGCCATTAAGCGCCCATCCATGAATTGATAACGCTGTTACCTTGATAAGTACGCGGTTTATTATCAGCATACTCTTTATGCGCCACCGGGAATGCAAACGTCACCGCCAGCGCGTCAGCCGCATCAGGAGAAGCCAGCCCTCGGGCTTTCATCTCCTTTTTGCCTTCCAAAAAGATAGTCCCTTTGGAATCAGGCTTCTTGGTGGGGCCAATAAGGTCTGATTTTAACTGCCGATCCGTGGGAATACTAGCAGTTCTCAGCCATTCGCGCATCGCACCCCACATTTCCGCCCGCCGATTGCCCCACATAATAGGTTTGGACGATTTCCAGCCGAAATTGACGCCCCTGACCTTATATCGTTGCTCAGTCAGCCGATCCAGAATGCCGTAACCCAGCCCACCTTCGTCGATCACCGTCAGCGCAGGCCGGAATTCCTCAATCGCCTCGATCACCCGACCCACGATCGTCATGGTGTCCTCGCCCTGATAGCGTTTGATCGAGATAATGTCCCGTCCTTGCCGCACCAGTATCACCGTCGAATCAGCGCCGCTTCGCGCCGGATCCACCCCCACGATGATCGGCGCGCTGGTGTCCTGATACTTCGGCCTGGCCTGCGCCTCATCGACTAGCTGTGGCGAGATGAACTGATCCTCACCCGCGCTGGGAAACTCGCCATACACTTCAATCCGCGCTTGGCTGGAATCCTCGCCGTACTCCGCGATGATCTGCTCATAAACCTGTTTGTCCGTCCCCTCGACCGTTCGCGCGTCAATGTTGCGCGTCCGCCAGAAGTTGCGTTTCGAGTTGAAACACTCGAAGAAGTACCCCGTGTTGCGCCGGGGGTTACTAAACGCGAACCAGTACCGATCCAGAATGTTCTCAGTGAAGAACCCCGCACCCACCGACCAGATCGCGTCCGGGATGCCTGACGCCTCATCGAAGATCAACATCATGCCGTCGTGGTTGTGCACCCCCGCGTAGCTGTCCGGGTTCTCTTCCGACCACAGCTTGCCCTCCGCCGCCCAATAGCGTGCGCCCTTCTTCAAGTCGCGCTCCACCAGTTCAGTGAGCCACTGCGCGGGCAGCAGCTTGGTCGCCGAGATTTCCCACCAGTGCGCGTTGATCGCCATCGCCGCCCATTTGGACAGTTCGCCCCAGGTGACGCTGCGGAGCTGCGCTTCACTGTTGGCGCTGACGATAACCGTCGCACCTATGCGCGTCGTCATCATCCACAAGATGAGCCAAGACACTAGGGCCGACTTGCCGATACCGCGACCGCTGGAGACAGCCTGCCGCAGGGTGTCCATCTGCAACTTGCCATCATTATGTTTGATGTGGTCGCCGATGCTTCTTAGCACTTCCCGTTGCCACTTGCGCGGGCCGCTGAACTTAGCCAAGGGCGTGTTCGGCTGTCCCCACGGAAAGCAGAACAGCACAAACGCTTCCGGGTCGTCTTTGACCTTCGGCGACCACAGACGCGTCATCAGCGTCTGTTCATCTTCAGACGAGTAGATGGGCTTTTGCATTACCGTAGAACCTCACCCTCAATGACGCGCTCTTGCGCGGCTTGTAGCGCCTGTGTGATCGAGATGCGCGTATGCACGTCGATGTTGATCTCTTGCTTGGGCGTCCAGTCGTGGCGGTTCTGAAGGATCGCCAGCGCCGCCTTGGTGTCGCCCTCCATCGCTGCGTCGTGCATCACCTTAGCCAGCCGCACTTCAGCGTCGGCTTTGCCCTTTAGCGCGGCCATCTCCGCAACGGAGTCCATCTGGCACAACTGTCTGTATTCAGTAGGCAGCATACCGGCAGCCAGGGCCAATGCGTCGCCTTTGAGACCTAGCGCAGCAGCGTCATAGATCGCCTGTAAGCGCGTCTCTGTGGCCCTTAACTGACGAGGGGAGTGAGGGATGGATAGCATCATAAGCACTTATATAGCATCGTTTTGCGCCGCTATAAAGGGCTTTTAGTCTTATACAAGACCCGTAAGCATTTACCTTGCAACTGTAAAACTTTTATCAAAATTTTTGTAAAGGATAGCTGTACGACTTACAAATTATTATCAAAATTTTTGTGGCCCCTCCCGTAACTGACGCCGACCTGCGCCGGCCCTACCCGGGGGGTCAAAATGCACGATGCGCCCTGCCGTCGGGCGTGTCGCCAGCCGCCAGCCGCCAGCCGCCAGCCGCCAGCCGCCAGCCGTCAGCCGCCAGCCGTCGGGCGTGTCGCCGGCCTGCTCGCAAGCCATAGCGAACAGCTATCGGCGCGGGGCTTTGCGATAGCATGTGCAGTATGTGCCATCAAGATGAATGACACATGTGACACATGTGTCAATGTGCCGTTT